TGGTGCTTTAGTTCTTCTTTCTTTTTCATATTATTCTTTTATAAATGATCCGTTAATTGTCTTTCCTTTTCTATTCTTAATCTCGTTATACGCACTCTCTAAACACGTATCTAAATCAAATCCTAATTGTTCTGCTAGTATGATAAGTACTACTACACAATCACCTAGTGCGTCAATCTGTTCTGCTTTATTGTCTTTCAACATTGCATTACTTAGCTCTCCCACTTCTTCTACTAGCTTCATAAATTGCTTCGGTGCAAACTCTGGATTCAATAATCCTTTTGGTTCTGCCCACTCTAAAATTCTTTCTTTCATCTTATCGTTATGTTTTTATGTTGTTTTAATATTTCGTCGATTACGTTTCGAACGTCTTTAATTAGTTCACTTGAATATGTATCTGTACTATACCCTTTCTTTTCAAGTTCTCTAATAATTTTCTTTGTTGTTATCTTCATCTTACTACTTTTATTTTAACTTCTACTACTCCTTTATCTAATTCAGCTATCTTACTAAACGCTTTCTTTGATAGGTCTAGTGTTACTTTTCTGAATGATCCTTTGTCATTTATCTTTACAATTACAGATTTATTATTTTCTATATTCGTAATCTTTAATCTAGTTCCAATTGGATAAACATTTGAAGCAGCTGTTAATTTATTTTCATTATAAATTTCGCCACTATAAGTTATTTTACCATGAAATGAAGAATGATAATAGCTAGCTTTAAAACTCGTTAGAACGCACCAAACACACATAACAATTATTATTTTCATTAGTCTAATATTTTAATTCGTTTAAATTCTTCCCATCTTTCACCATTAGTATCTAAAAAATGAGTTGTAAATTTTTTAAAATTTCTTGTTTTCCACACTGCATTTTTTGAATCCCTAACTAAACACAACTCACCAACCTCAGGAAGTTCAACTGGTCTTTCTTGACTAAATCCTTGTAAGGTGTATTCTGTGAATGAGAGTGTAGGTTGTTCAACATCATATTCTCTACCATCTTTTGTATAAGCCTTCTCAACTAATTTACTTTTTGTTTTGAATGCAACATAAAAATCATGTTCATCATCGTTGTAAATTTTTTCGTTAACTTCACCCCATCCATAATGTATACTAAATACTTTATCTCCTACTTTAAAAATTTCTTTCTTCATAATATCTTTTATTTCTTGTTTAACTTCTTCCCAATATTGAAATGCAGATTTGTTATTAGGTGCTCTTTCAATAAGTATAAAAATTAAATCTCAACATCAAATAAATGTTCTACAAATTTATGCGAAAATTTATGCTCATCTTCTTCATCATCAATCACTGTAAAACTATCATTTGTATGTGATATAACTTCATATTTTTTACCTTCTGTAAAGGTTATTATTACTTTGCCTTTCCAACCATCAATCTGTTCAAAGTTATATCTAGCCTTTAAAACTTGACCTGTTATATAATTATTTATTGTTTTCATAATTTCTTTTTTTTATATTATTTGCTAAATTACTTATTTTATTCTTATTTTATCTATTACTTTACGAATGTTCTTAGTGATGTAGATATATTGGTCCGACTCTTGTACGTTAATCTCACTTGTCAATGGCTCTACATTTCCTTCAAGATACGTGATGAAGTTATCTATTACATCGTAGTTGTTTTCTCTGAAGATGTTGCCCTCCGGCATATCTTCTAATTTTTCTAATGCTACTTGCATGAGTAATAATACTTGAAACGTATTGTTTATTTGTTTATTCATATCTTCTTAAAATTAGTTTGGAAACATTCTAAACTCATTACTATATCTAAACCTTTCTGTGGTCTCACTCGGATGAATCCATTACCCCGAAGTAACAGGGTAACGATTGATCCATCTCTTTTATCCAAGTAGCGATTTAATTCTTTGGTCGTATTCATCTAGAAATATTTTACAATTATTTACTTTCTCAATCATCTTTTCAATCATAGCTGGATCATATTCCAAGTCAAAACTATAAAAGCGTTCATTGATTGGCATATGACTATAAAAGATATCGTTTCCGTAATTAGCCTCACCAGGTGTGTCTAACAATACATAGACTAACTTTGCTTTCTTTATGCCGGTTAAGTGCATATACACTTGCAATTGTGCTTCATAGTCTTTATTTATTGGACTTGTAATAGCATCTAAGAACGTAACGTAATCCCATGAGCATTTAATATCGATTACAAATTCATCTGTGATAATATCGGGTGTGCCGTTGAAATGCTCATCGTTAAAATGTACTATGTTCTTTTCTAGTATTCCTAATCCAAATCGTTCAGCACAAATATCTATAGCTTCAGCTTCGCACATATTACCTTTACGGAAGTACTTGGAATCTATTTCGTCACGTACTCCTGACTTTTGTTCCGCAAACCATTTCTTTAAGTATGTAATCATTGTAGCACCTAACTTTAATTCGTCTTTTCCGTTTGTTAAAAGCAAGCCTGATTGACTTGCTCTGTGTCTGTATATCTTATTTTCCATCGTTTAAAAAGTTTAAGTATGCTTTGTATGCTTCAAATACTGCCTGTATTTGTTTAAATTCTTTTGTATCTCTATTCGTTTCTAGTTCGTCTTCAGAGTTAAAAAATAAATCCCATTCTTCAATAGTTCTTTTTTCACAACCAATATGAATTTCACCTCCTGTAATTCCGTGTCCCCATTTACAATACATAGGTGTTTTTATAGCTCCGTCAAGATTAGCTCCGTCAAGATTAGCTCTGACAAGATTAGCTCTGACAAGATTAGCTCCGTCAAGATTAGCTCTGACAAGATTAGCTCTGACAAGATTAGCTCCGTTAAGATTAGCTCTGACAAGATTAGCTCCGTCAAGATTAGCTCCGTAAAGATTAGCTCCGTCAAGATTAGCTCTGACAAGATTAGCTCTGTCAAGATTAGCTCTGACAAGATTAGCTTCGTCAAGATTAGCTCCGTCAAGATTAGCTCTGACAAGATTAGCTCCGTAAAGATTAGCTCTGACAAGATTAGCTCCGTCAAGATTAGCTCCGTAAAGATTAGCTCCGTCAAGATTAGCTCCGTAAAGATTAGCTCTGACTTTTACTGCTTCTTCTATTGTTTCTTTGATTGTGTTATTTTCTTTTGTATATTCAAAGATAACACTACCTGTAAATCTGTTTTTTATTTCAATTTTAATCATTTTTCTAATAATTTTTGTACCGCTTCAGATACTTGATACTTACTCTTTACTTGTTCTATTGTGTAGTTACCACCTTGTAATGCTTTCTTAACTGCATCGAAGTTTGGTGTGTTAGGTTGTAATTCAGGAAGTACTTTAAATCCTTTAACTCTGATTCCACCAACTACTTTCCCCATCATTCTTATTGTCTCGTCATGGTATAGCTCAATCTTGTAACCAATCCAATTACCGATATTTCTAGAATCTGTCAAAGATAAACCTTTTTCTAGGACCAAGTTCTGACTTATCTGTTTTCTATTGGAAGAATTAACTACCATATCCATTACATCTTCTTCAAATTCTAGGAAGTATCCATCCGTTCTATTGCCTGATACATCTACACCTTTAGAGTAATAAGCATCTTTAATTGTAAGTACGCACTTACCTTTCTCGCTTGCAATGATTGAAACATCAACACCAGCTAAGTGGGTATGTTTACGATATTTCATTGCGTCTATGTTATGCTCTTTCATTGTTCTTTAGTATTATTTCGATTAATTCTTGTTCGCTAAATTCCCACATTAAGTATTGCAATATATCCATTGCTAGTGATACTTGTTGTGGTTTGGTGTTTACTTCTTCACCTAAGATGTAACCTAATCTTTTAATTTGCTTTAGGTTAATCTCGTGCTTATCTGTTAAGTTTGCTACTATCTTCATCTTCTTTTATTTTATGTAAAACTCTATCAATCATAAAGACCTGTCCATTAGAGAAATCATTATCTCCGTATGTTTCTTGAAAGGTTACTATCGAATCTTTAACTGCTTTTAAATACGTTACTAATTCACTTTCTTTTACTAATTCACACTCTCCTGTCGCGTAATTAGTTTTAAATTTTGCTTTTAAATAAGGTGATACACTCATAATTCAAATATTAAATTGTTTCTATATAGGACAAATATAACTATTTTATTATAATAATATCATATCTCTGTAATTATTTTTTGAAATTCTTTTAGATCTCGAATAAGATAATATTTAAATCCTTGCTTAACTAATTCACTTTCAACGTATTCTTGTAATTTTGACTGCTTTCCAATAGCTGTTTTAAATTCAACAAAAAATGTTTTACCATCTTTAAAAAACGTAGCGTCAGGCATTCCATTAACATTACATCGAATAACTTTAAGCACAAACCACCCATTTTTTTTAGCGTGGTTTATGCAGCTTGCTTGTATCTTACTTTCCGAAGTCATTTTTAAATACGTTTAGTGTGTAGTTCTTTTTATTCATTACAGCTTTATATATCTTATCTTCTATACCATTCTTTGCAAAGAACCAATATACGTTATTTTCTAGTCTATCAATAGTCTGTAACCTGTCGCGACTTTGCCAATAAGATACAGCACTAAAGTCTATATTGTAGTAAATCAACGAAGAAGCACGACTAAGGTTGACTCCTTCGCGGCCTGATACGATTTGATACGCAATTGATTTGGTTGTTGTGTTGAATTCGTTTAAGTCAGTTGTAAGTGTATCACCAAATATAAACTCTAAAGCGTCTAATTCAGCTTTAAACTTATAGAATATCGCAATCTGTCTTGTCTTAAACATTGTGTAAATACGTATTGCTTTTGAATAATCTAGTACAGCTGTATTTGATGACTCAAACTTGATAGTACCTGAATACAATTGATGCAATTTACTCATTAGTTTAACCGATGTATCTCCAAGTATTACTTCTTGCTTACCTTGTACGATTAAATCTTTCTCTAATCGCTTAATTAGTGCGTATGTCGATTCTTTCATGTCAACATATATAATCTTCTCATTGATTGTAGAACTGAATCCAGCTTCTTTTTGCGTGTACGTTATCATATAAGGTTTAATTACTTGTTCTATTAATTCTTTCTTAGCGTCTTTATAGTCTTTAATCATTCCATACCCTAAATGCTTTGTAGTTACATTTACAAAAGTAGACGCCCACTTGTAAAATGATGGGTATTGATGGAATGGCGTGTGTTTACTAATCCAAAATTGATGGTATATTTGAGAATACGACTCAGGATGCGGTGTGCCACTTAAGAATATAAGTGGCAAATGCGAGTATCGTTGTTTAAATTCTTTAGCGCCTTTGCTTGGCTTTGGGAAACTTCCGTATTTGTGATTCTCGTCGCTTATAATAACATCAAATTGTCCTACTGCCTTATGGATTGATTCTGTATTTATAACCGCTAAATCAAAAGAAAACGGCATACTAGCATAATCTGATTCTATAGAACTCATTGCTTTCTTTTTAGTCACAAATAAGACTGACTTAGCTCCATATAATTCACATACATTTAATGCAGTCAAAGTTTTGCCACATCTTGGAGCCATTGCTAGATATACTATTTTTTTATCTTGTAATACTTCTAATGCTTTTTTAGATATTTCTACCTGATACTCTCTAAGTTGCTTCATACTTCTTAATTAATTGTTTAACGTGTCTTTTAATATGCTCTAAGTCTTTTAGTACATAGTTTAGTTTACCTATTGATTCTAATCGTTCGGGAAACTTATCTATTATCTCGTACATTGAATTAGATACTTTTTCTATTTCAGTATCTAGAATTATATTAGTTAACTTCGCATCCATTGTAAAGCGTCTATTTTAATGTCTAATATTATTATATCTTTTCTAATTAATCCAAGTCTAAATATTGATTCTTGTAAACTAGATATTAAATCTTTTCTAGTAGTATGATTTTCTTGTAACCAATCAACAGAATCTTTATACTTATCCATTATGGATTCAATCTTTTTAATTGCTATTATACTATCTATTGTCATAATCCTTGTAGTTCGTTTGAATTCCAAATGTCTTCAACCTTATTATTAATACTTTTCTCTATAATCATAAATTTAAGAAGTCCACCAGGAGAACGTGAATCATATTCATATCCATAAAATTGACAATACTTTTTAATTGATTGTGTCACTTCCTTTTTAGACTTTGCTAAGAATGATTTTGATAAACTAAACTTATATTTATCATATGTTTCTTGACCGCTTAACCATTCGTTTCTTGGTAATTCTTGACAAAATTCGAAAAGTTCTTTACCTAAATCTGCTTCAAGTTTTTTTACAGGTAAAGATATAGATTTATATGAAACTAAACCATGATTAAGATACTTCTTTAAACATTCAACCATATAACAATCAAATCTAGCCCACTCTAAATCGTCCCAATCTGTAAATAAATAGTGACCAAAAAACTCGTATGGTGTATTATTAGCATTAAAGAATGGTGATAGTTCTAATTCGAATTTTCTAGCATCGTGTGAATCTCCATTTCCTTTTAAAACGTAATTAGTAGATATTATAATCTTTGGGGAATCTTCAATAGGTAATTTAATAGTATCTTTTCCTTTATATGTGATGTCAATTCCCTCTGTAATTACACTAAATAAATTTTCAAATTGGAAGTTCTTTTTAACGTCATCAAATACTAATATCTGACAATCTGTTTTTACTGATTGATATGGAAAGTCACCACCAAACTTAAATTGTTTACCATCAATAGTTTGAAGTTTCTTCATGTGCTTCAATGCGTTACAGCAAATCCCTTTTCCAGAACGACCATTAGGTGAGTCACTTATTAGTTCATCGTTTAAAATTACAGCTTTATTATTTCCAGATGTTTTATAGGAATGTATTAAATATCCAAATGCACTTTGAAACGAATTATATCTTTCTACAGCAGTGTCGTATTTAATTTGTTCATCATTTGTAGGATTACTTGGTAAGTCAAAACCTCCTGATATTTTCCATACAAACTTTCTAAATTCTGAATGGTGGTGGTCTGATTCTACATACTTTCTTTTAATAACTTGGTCTTCCCAAATATTAAGATTAAAATCTGTATAATTCTTTAATTCTGATTTATCTTTATTGACTTCTAATACACCATTTTCATAAAAAATATAAGCAGTATCTTTTGTGTCTTTTAGGACTTTTATTTCCTTGCTGTCAATCATGCTTAAATAATCTCTTTTAAAGAACTTTATATTTGCAGTCATAAGATTAAACACACCCTCACTTAATTGTTCTTTTAAGATGTAATTAAGTACAAAATCTTTGATTTCTACTTCGTCTATAATTTCTAAAAATATTCCATTTTCTTTTATAAGATTAAATGTACTATTGGAATTAGGTCGATTCTTAAAAAAATTTCTCATTTCTAAAAATCTTTTAAACTTATAGTTATTTAAAGATACTTTACCATCTTGATTTACCGACCAGAATTTATCCTCTGGGTTTATATTTATATCATTCATATTAATTCTTTAAGTTTGTTTTGGTATGCTTGGTGTGCTTCTAATTCAGTTTTAAATCTACCTAAATTATATTTTATTTTATTATGTGCTATTTCTGCTTTCCATTTGCCTCTATGTTTATCCCAACTTACACCAGTATATTTTGATGTTTTATTTTTTATGTCCTTAGATATATTTTCACGATTAGTAATTATCTGTAAGTTTTCCAATCTATTATCTGATTGGTCATTATTTACATGATCTATCACTAAATCTTTGTTTTTATCTCGTGTATAATTTAAAAAAGATGACACTACTAAATGATGTACTTTAAATATTTTTTTTATCCCATCCTTGCTTAATTCTAAAGTGTAATAATTGCGAAGTTTACCAGTTACAAAAGGCTTCATAATTATTTCATCACGACTTCTTTTACCGCCATTGCCTGAAACCCATTTTCTTGATAATGACTTAACTCTACCTAAAGAGCTGACTTCGTAAAGTCCTTCATAATTCGGAATTTCTTTCCATTCTTCTTTTTCCATACTGTACTTATGTTAAATGAAAAACCCATATTGTGCTTTCGGAGTACAGCCTACTAACACAATATGGGTTCTTACTAATTTCTTTTTCTATTTAAGAGCTGTACTTCTCTTTAATCGACACACAAATATAACTCAAATATCCTTTACTTGTTTCACTTATTTGAAAATATATCGCTATTTATATTCATTCTAAATAATAAATGTAGTTTTTCAAACAACTTTACGGATCTTTACGCTATCTCTACAGTCATCTCTACGGGTTAAATCATTGGTTTATTACGTGTTATAAGTTTTTGTAGAGATGTAGAGATGAATTTACGATTTTTTTTATTTTCACCTGTTCCGTTTTATATAAAAGATTGTCATTTATCCTCTACATCTCTACACTTTTACGTAAACCCTATATCTTACTAGTGTTGTAGCTGTAGAGATGACTGTAGAGATGTGTAGAGATGTAGAGATGAATTTAAAAAAGTAAATATTTAAGCACATAAAAAAACTCCGACTATTTCTAATCGGAGTATACTATTATTAAATTATCTACTCTATTATTAAATTGATCTTTATCCAATCTTGTTACTTTCTTAAATGATTCACTTATAAACTTCCTAGCGACCTCTGTAGCTAAATGTATATCTTTTTTTCTACTATTATTCTCTAGTGTCAAAGTTACTTTTGTTTTATACTTATTGCACTTGATAGGCTTTAAGTTACGATTAGTGTTTCTATTCGTAACATTACCATAATTTGATATGTAATAATGTTCTTCTAGGTGCTTCCACTCTTCTACCATTACTTTGTGTTTACTATACAATTAATATTATTTTTTAACGCAGCACTTTCTTTTGCACTTAAATTATATTCATTTACACTACATTTAATTCCTACCACTTCTTTATTCATTAAAGCATCTAAAACTTCTTGGTCTAATATGAATCCAAATGAATTAGTATAACCAGTCGATGCTGAATAGTCCGCCATAGATAGTCTTCTGTTTACAAATTTAATTACTGAATTGTCAGATAATTTAAAGTATATAATACCTCCCTTATCTATGGATAGTATTATACTACTCTCTAATTGCAACCATAATGCAATACCATATGGTCTTTTAGATACTTCATAAGTTCCACCATTAAAATCTACAAATCCTGTTTCGATCGTTCTCTCCCCGGTGTAAGAATCTACTTCTACTTTTACACTTTTACATTCTTGACCAAATGAAGTTAATCCTAATGTTAAAATTGCTACTCCTGTTAATACTAATTTTTTCATAATTAAAGTTGTTAAAATAAAAAACCCCAGCAATCAGAGGTTGACGTTCTCATCATGCTAGGGATTTTAATAATTTCTTCTAGTAGCGTCCACTCTACGAGGACAAATATACAACCATTTTTTATATATACAATACTTTAATTAAAAAATATTGTTATTTATATTGATTCTAAATAAAACGTAAAAAAGTAGAAAGTTTATATTATTTTTTTACAAAGTTTTTACGTCTTAACTTATTGATAATCATAGAAAGTAATAAAAAGTAGAAAATATTTCGCGTTTTTTGAAAAAAAAATTTATTGTTTTAATGCAATATAGTCAAAAAAGTTTTAACCTTTCTCGAAAAATCTAGTTATCAATTAATTAACCCGTAAAAAGTTATGTTTTTAAGTTTTTTCAAGTTTCTACTTTTCTACTCCATCATCAACCCATTATCATTCATTATCTCTCTAATTTTATGGCGTACTAGTTCAGCCATTTCTATTTCAGAGTCTTTTTCGGAGTATTTATATAGACCTCGATAGTATTGGTCTAGTTCGTCTATAACTAGTGCATACTTCCACCCGAATAGTGCGTACTTGATGTCTTCTTGATCTTCTATTGAGTCAAATTCTAGTGTAACTTTTGGCATTAGTATTCAAGTTTTGAGAAAAAATATGGTTCTA